ATTAGATGATTGGGGTTGTAAGTATAATGAATTAATTATGGGTAAACCACATGCAGATTACTTCATAGATGATAAAGCTTGGCCAGATACTGTATTCTTTAATGATAAAAGATGACAGAGATTAAGTTTGTCCAAAAAGGTTGGGGATATGAGAAGTGGATATGTAACACCTCAGAATATTGTGGTAAACTTTTATTTTTTAATAAATCTAAGAGATGTTCTTGGCATTATCATCTTTTGAAAGATGAAACTTTTTATTTACAATCAGGTAGAATACATTTATTTTATGGATTTGATAATAATATAGGATTATCACAAAGTAAGATTTTAGAACCTGGAGATAAATTTCATATTCCAAGAAAGATGAGGCATCAAATGTATGCTATGGAGGATTCTGAGTTATTTGAATTTTCTACACAGCATTTTGATCAAGATTCTCATAGAATTTTTATAGGAGATTAAGATATTGTGCTATGTTTATAAACTGATAGTCCCATATCTTCTCTGCAATAGTTAGATATTGATATTTTCCTTTTAGATGTTCTGGGAATGGAATGTATTCTATTTTTCCATTATATTTTGCTGCAATTAATTCCCCAACAGTTTTGAAACTAACTGGACTGCTGGTTCCTAGATCATAGATCCCAGATGGTTTATCATTATTAAGAACGACTTCTACTATATCTCCAACCCAGATAAAATCTCTTAGGTACTTACCTGATCCTTCAAACAGTTTTAGTTTACCTGTTTCTTTTATCTGTTTGGTAAACTTATGTACGGGACTTGCTTGATCTCCTTTTTTATCTTCTCCTTCTCCATATACATTAAAGTATCTGAAACTTTGAATAGATGAGAACTTATCTAAGTTATCTTGGATGTAATAATCTATTTGCAACTTAGTAATTGCGTAGTAGTTTAATGGAGATATTTTATTAGGAGTAGTTGCAAATAAACTTTTTCTTGTATTACCATATACTGATGCAGAAGAGGCAAACTTAACGTCTATTTGATGCTCTATTGCCCTCTCAAACAGTTCTATAGTGAACCAAACGTTCATCCTATGGAGTTTATCTATATCAGTTTCTGTCGTGTCTGAGATCGCTCCCTGATGCAGTATAAGAGATACTTTATCCCATTCTTTAAAGTATGCTATCCAATCCCAACAATCAGATTCATCAACTGTGACGATCTCCTCATCAGAATGTTCTATTAGATACTTAAGAAAGTTCTGACCTATGAATCCTTTTGACCCTGTTAGTATAATCATTATAAATATTTAAAATTGTACTTGGTTGCTCTATAAATGGCATTTGGTCTATTAAACGCTACTATACCATCTCCTGGTCCAGTTATCAACCTTTTTACAGGTCCTACCAATAAATTAACGGTAGGTAAAGTAACTATCGGTAGTAAGAATTATAATCCTTCAAGAATCCAACTTGGATATAGATTTGGTAGTGATGTAAGATATTTTGAATATAATAGATATATTAAATATGGTGAAGTAATTGAAACTGAAAATATTTATTTGGGTGCAGGTCAAGAATTAGTATGTAGGTCAACTGAAACTGATGTAAACTTTTTATTTTATGGTGAAACAATTAATGATGTTATAAACCCTGTAAGATCTGGAGTCTTAAGTCATACAATATCTACTGGGGTATTAAAGCAATCATTATTTACTGCTCCTGCAGGATCTGAATCTAAGGTAACATTATCTGTTTGTAATTTAGGACCAGATGTAGCAACTGTAAAGTTGGGTATTTCTGAAGGTGGTGTATCTAATTTTGATTCTGATGAGTATCTAGATTATGGTTTTCAGATTGGACCAGGGCAAACATATACTAGACCTGATATAAAATTGGGTGCAGGGCAATCTTTAATAGGATTTTCAAATCCTGGATCAAAGGTAACATTTCTTTGTCATGGTAGATTGTATTATGCAATAAGTGGATTACCCACAAGTGATGATTTTGTTGTTTTAGGTAATACTAGACTTGATGGTAATCTTGGTCTAGGAAAAACTGCTAGTACAAAATTAGATGTATTAGGTAATTCAATCTTAACTGGTACAGTTAATATAACTGGTGATACAAAGATTAAGAGTGTAAATTATAATGAAGATATTGATAATGTTAGAAATTTAAGAACGATAGGAATATCCACATTTACGGGTGATGTTATTATTAAAGGTGATACTACTGATATAAAATCACATGTTGTAAGAACAAAATCAAAAGATATTATTTTAGGTGTTACTGAAACTGAAAATTTTGTAGGATCTATAAGTGCTGGATCATCTATTGTTACCAATTGTAATCCTACAGATAATTTAACACCTACAGCTTCTGTTTCCTTAGCTCAAGCTACAGGTAATTTAGATTTAGGTACTGGAGTTAATATAGTATCAGTAGCTTCATCAACTATTACTTTAAGTGAGGTTATTACTGGTAATGGTGTTGGTATTGGAACTTTTGTTGTAGGAGATCCTACTAATATTACTGCTGATCGTGGTGGAATAATAATTAGAGGAACCACAGATAAGTCTATCCTGTGGGAGGATTCTAATGATAGATTCCATTTCAGTAGTGGAATTACATTAGATGCTGGAAGATTGCAGATAATGGATGGAACTGCTCATATTTCAATTGGTATTACTAATGTTATTTCTGCTAATACTATTTTAGGTAGAGAACTTACTGATGAGATTGTAGTTAGTAATGATAATACAAATTATATTCCTACAGCAATAGCAGTTACTAAACGTGCAAGGAATTGGTCAGCAGAACAATATTTTTTAACTGGTGGTTGGTAATTAGTGTTATAATAGATACTAAATAATTTTTTATCAAATACCATAATGAACTTTGCAGTTTATACTAGGGATGGATGTCCATATTGCGAGAAAGTAAAAGAAGTATTGCAGTTGACAGAAAGTAAATATGTAGTGTATAATTTAGGACAACACTTTGATCGTGATTCATTTTATGGTGAATTTGGTCAGGGATCTACGTTCCCCCAAGTAGTTGTTGATGGTAAAAAGATAGGAGGATGTGTTGACACAGTCCAGTTCCTTAAGGAAAATAAAATCGCCTGATAAGGCACTAAATAAACCAGATTATAATATTGATCGTGGTTTTGAGTTTATATTAACAGGAGGCAAACCAAAAAAAATCAAACCATCACATATTACCACACTTAAAATAGGAGGACGAGACATGTTAGCAATAAGTTTAGTATTTGGATCTTTTCTAACGGTATTGTTTCTCATAGTAGGAGCCATTGGTGGTTGGGTTGCCAGAGAATACTTTATGAACTATCATGATATTAAAGTACATCCTGAGATGTTTGATGGTAATGGAAACCTAGTTCCAGATGAAATTGTAGCATTTAGATTTGAAAACAATTATGACAACGACGAAGAAGACGACGACTAGAAAGAAGTCAACAACTAAAAAGGTTACTGCAAAACCTAGAACAGTTGCACAAAAGATTCCTGATTTACCTAAGAATCCTTTTGCATATGAGGTTCTTAATGCTGCTTCTAAGATGAGAAGTAAAGCAAATAAGGTTCAAGTACTTCAGAGATATGGAGATCCTTCAATAAAGGCAATATTAATTTGGAATTTTGATGATACTATCGAAACTCTTTTACCTGAAGGTGAGGTTCCTTATGGTAGTAATATTGAAGATGAGATGACATCAGGATCATTATCTAGTAAGATAAATGATGCTGTAGGTAAGATGAAAGAAATTGGATCTCAATCTCTTGGATCTCAAGATCAAGGAAGAACAACTATTCGTAAAGAATTTACTAAGTTTTATAATTTTTTAAAGGGTGGAAATCCTAGTATGAGTTCTCTTCGTAGAGAAACTATGTTTATAAACGTACTTCAAGGATTGCATCCATTAGAAGCAGAGATTCTTATATTAGTTAAGGATGGTAGATTAGAGGATAAGTATAAGATTACAAAAGATATTGTATCTGAAGCATTTCCTGATATTACTTGGGGTGGTAGAGCATGAATGATTTATGGACAATTGAAGAAAGATTGCAAGCATTAGAAGCACAGGCACATAAAGCACCTTCTACTAATCATGGAGAACGTCTTACTGTTCTTGAAAATGCAGTTAAAGAATTACAATCGCAACAAAATAAATCATGACTAACGAAACCAAAGAAGTACCAGAGTTAAAAAAACCTGAAAAGAAAGTATCTAGTTGGACAACAGAAGAAGCAGGTAATATTAAATCTGTTTATGGATGTGAACTATTAGTTGAAAATGGATCTCTTCAGGATGTTTCTACTCCTGAAGCACCTACAGATGCATATATTATAACTTATACTTTAGAAGATCAAGTTAAATATGATTTAACTAGAGGAACTAAAACTAAGTTGTTTGATATGTACTATGATAAGTTTAAAAAAGGTTTAAGGGATATTCAGTATGGTAAAGGAACTGTAAGTCCTAAGTTATGGGGTCATAGAACTAAGCAAGCAACTAAAAAGAAAAGAAGAAAGGGCTAAACCAAATTCGACTTTTAATTCCATTATATCCCGAAAAAAAATCGGGGTATTTTTTTGCTCTGTAGGGTTTTTGTATCAGATATTACATTTCTACTTGACTATATACTATAACTGTGTTAGTATTAACACAACGTTCAACCTCATAAGAGGTCGCAAGTAAGCCGACACGGAACGGATCGTTCATCTCATGGACATACTACTCGCCACTCTTTTAACTTGTGAGCAAGCGAAGGCAGTTATCGATAAGATAGCACCTTCGACTCAATATAGAACCGAATTGGTTCAAATGGTAAAGAGTAGCACTTATGGATGTATATGGGACGCAAATGCCGACTGAAGGAACGGGGCAAAAATCCCTACTACTTTGGAGAAAGCCAATGGCAAAAGTCACTTACCGTGGTGTCGAGTATGACACTGAAGAGTACAATTCAAAAGTACTCGCTGAAGCAGCAAACCGTAGAAACTTCGATCTAATGTATCGTGGTGTAAAGGTTAGAAGTGGGGCAGTTCCCTGCAGTTAGTCTACTTCAGACAAGTAAATTGAGAAGGGGTTGTACCCCTTCTTTTTTTATGCTATAATATATTGAAAGAAATAACGTTAATGAGTGCTAGAGCAAAGCGATTAGTAAAGATGTTAGAAAGGTTAATTTCTAAAGAACATCTTTATACTGATGATCAGCTTAAATTAATGAAATCTCAATTGCGAGTTATTAAAGAAGAACTTGCAGAAAATGAAGCAAAACAATCAAAAGGATTCGGAAAATGAATGTAAAATTAATTAAAATGTGGTCTGGTGAGGATGTAATAGCAGATCTTATTAAAGAAACTGATGATTTTATTGTTATTCAGAATCCTATTTTTGCTGTTCCTCAAGGTGATGGACAAGTGGGATTTGCTCCTTGGTCACCTCTTCTTAAAGGAAGAGATACTCAGTTAGAAGTAGTTAAGGGATATATTGTTTATATTTCTGAGACTCAAGATGAAGTTGTAGAGCAGTATAGAGATATGTTTACTCCTATTGCAACTCCACCTAGAAAGAAACTTATTTTATAATAATGACTTATCCTAAACCAGGAGAACCAGGTCCTATATTACCAGGTACTCAAATAGTTGTAGATGATGTAACTTCCATCTATAATGGTTATGAAGGATTTATTCAAAGAATTAGTGGTGATAAAGCTGCTGTTCTTTTTGATGATTATTCTCCTTGGGAGAAATTAGTAACAATGCCTATTAAGATTCTAAAAAAGAGATGAATGTTAAATTTGTAAGTATTACACCCGATGCTGAGAAGATGATGGCGTATATCGCTAGGGTATCAAATCCATCCAATCAGCAAAATGAAAATTATTCAGGACTTTTAAAGTATTGTATTAAACATAATCATTGGAGTGTATTTGAACAATCCTCGATGACTTTGGAGATCGAGACGACGAGGGGATTAGCGGCCCAAATTTTGAG